TCAAAACATGTTAAAAGAACCGGTTGTACAACTATAAAAGAATTAATTGAGAAGGATCATTTAATAATTGAGGATTTTGATATCATTTCAGAGTTGATGACTTTTGCTGAAAAAGGACCCAGTTTTCAGGCTGAGGAAGGATATCATGATGATTTGGTCATGACTTTAGTTTTATTTGGATGGTTAGTGAATCAAAGATATTTTAAAGAAATTACTGATTCTGATATTAGAAAGAAATTATTAGAGCAACAAGAAAGAATGAATGACGAAGATTCTCTACCATTAGGATTTTTTAATGATGGTATATCTGAGGTAGTGGCTGAAGATGATTATCATGTTTGGAAAGAATATAAATCAGGACTCTATTGGAATTCCGAAATTTAATAAATATAGTTAATTAGAGGTGAGTTTCAAGTAGGTTAGACGTAAGAGCTAACACGCTAGAAGTCAACTAAATATAATAAATATAGGAGAATAAAAATGCCCTTCACAGTTAGTCCTGGTGTTCTGACTAGAGAAATCGATTTAACAACCATAGTACCAACCCTCGCCACAAATATAGGGGGATTTTCAGGACTCTTTAGATGGGGACCTATTGAAGATCCAGAAAATGGTCGAGTCGCTTCAGAAGCCGATTTAAAAGCTAAATTTTTCGTACCAAACGAAGACAATTATGTTTCATGGTTTTCCGCATCAAATTTTATGAACTATGGCGGAGTTCTTGAAATTTCACGAACAGCAAACTCTTTAGCAAAAAACGCCTCATCTGCTAACACAACTTATGCGGCGACACAAGAGGGAGCGACAGTTTTAATTAAAAATAAGAAAGCATTCGAAACCACATATGATCCATCCACAGGAGGATCTTCTACGGGAACTTATGGACCGTGGGTTGCGACATATGCGGGAGAAAGAGGAAATAGTTTAAAGGTTTCAGTATGTGGACCTGATAAAGCAACAAAAACCCTCACAGGAACAGTTGCGGTCAATGCGACAACTGGATTAGTAGCATCAACGCCTAATTCACTTTGGTTTGAAGAAGTTAGAAATGGTGATGTTTTAGAAATTGGTGGAGAAAATTACTTAGTTAATAATGTAATGAATACTCAAGGAACTGAAACAGCGTATGTTGTACAAACTCCAGGTTCTGCTACTGTCACAGTACAATCTGCTGGAAGTGCAGTATCCTGTTTAGTTAGATCAGCATTTGAAGAAAAATCATCACAAATTTTCGGCACAATTACGAATACTGGTGGAACAAAAACAGTAGCCGGAACCGGTACATTTTTTAGTACACAATTGAGAGTGGGAGATATGATAGTAGCTACTGATGCTACTGGTGCTCCTTTCAGACATAAAGTTGCTTCAATCACAAGTAATACTGAATTACAATTGGTTACAGCATCAGAACCAACCAAAGGAACCTTAACAGCTACGGAATCTTTTGGTAGAGAATGGGAATATGCATGTAATCCAGGAGAAACCAGTGTCAATGGAGATGCACCCGGAACTTCAGTTTGGGCTACAGAAAGAGGAGCTACCCAAGACGAAATTCATATTGTTGTTGTAGACGAAGATGGAAATTGGGGAACATCCACAACAGCATCGACGGGTGATACATTAATAGAAAGATGGAATGGAGTTTCAACCGCTTCAAATTCTCCAGACTATTATAAATCTAAAGTTAATAACACAGACGCATTTCCAGTATGGTCAATGTCACATCCAGCAACAGGTAGTGCAGTAAATGGTGATGACACTACTGATTCTGCGTGGGGAACAGCTGCGGTAAATGGTACTAAATTTAATGCATTTGGGTGGTCACAGTCATGGTCACTTAATGGTGGATTGGATGGACAGACATTATCAATTGGTGATCGAAAAACGGGATATGATGTATTTAAAGAACCCGTAGATTCAAACGCTTCATTACTTTTTATGGGAGACGCATCAGCGGCATTATCCGCTTATGTAATGTCCACTATCGCGGAACTTAGAAAAGATTTGGTCGTATTTTGTTCACCGGAAAGAACAGATGTTTTGGGTACAACTACTCAAGCATCAAATGTTTTAGATTATAGAAATGGTTTACCAAGTACATCTTACGGATTTATGGATTCAGGATGGAAAAAGCAATGGGATCGTCATAATGGAGTTAACAGATATATTCCATTAAATCCAGATTGCGCAGGCCTTGCAGTTGCTACAGAAAATACTATGGGATCATTTTACTCTCCGGCGGGTTATACTAGAGGACAGGTTAGAAATTGCGAAGAATTGGCATGGAATCCTTCATCAGCTGATAGAGATATTCTTTATAACAAAGGTATCAATTCTGTTGTAAATTTTCCAGGAGAAGGAAGATTATTGTTTGGAGATAAAACTCTATTAGCAAAACCAAATGCATTTGATAGAATTAATGTAAGAAGACTGTTTATCACATTAGAAAAATCAATTTCTCAAGCGGCAAAACAATCGCTGTTTGAATTCAATGATGATTTTACAAGAACTCAATTTACTTCAATTGTGGAACCATTTTTGAGAGATATTCAAGCAAGAGGAGGAATTACTGACTTTATGGTTGTATGTGATGCATCTAATAATCCCCCATCAGTAGTAGACGCAAATCAATTTGTGGGTGCTATATATGTTAAGCCGGCAAGATCAATTAACTTCATTGAGTTGAGTTTTGTATCTGTAAGAACAGGCGTATCATTTAGTGAAGTAGTTCAAAGATAAAGGAGAAATGAATGGCAGACAATTTTAGTGTAGATAATTTTGTAGGATCAATTAAAGCATCTGGGGCGAGATCTAATTTATTTTCTTGTACTTTGACAACACCAGACCTTGCTCAAGATTTTGGAGTAAAATTTAATACTGTTGCAGCAGATAAATTAGACTTTCTTGTAAATGCAACAGTAATGCCAGGATATATAAACGGTGAAATTCCTATTTCTTATTATGGTAGGCAGGTTTTCTTTGCGGGAGATACTACATTTGGTGATTGGACATGTACAATTTTAAATGATGAATCGATGTTAGTTAGAACAAATATTGAAGCATGGATGGAGGCTATAAATAGTGCAGAAGGAAATAAAAGAGCTTGGGCAATTCCTCATGCATCAATGTTGGGGTCAGTGACTATAAAATCATATTCTTTAACCGGTGATATGAAAGTAATTGATAGTATGGTATTGCATGGTGTATGGCCGAATAATGTATCACCAATCGAATTAAGTCATGATTCAGTAAATACTATAGAAACATTTACTGCAACTTGGCAATATTCCTATTCTTCACCATTAAATCGCCCTAAGAAAAAGTAGAAGATATAAACAAGACAGACGGTGGTTCAGTCACCGGTGGATAATATAATATAGTTAAGGAGAAATAATGGCTACAGGATTTAATGTTAATGATATTAAAACCGCATTAGAAGAAGGTGGAGCAAGACCTACGCTATTTGAGATTAGTGGAAGTTTTGAAGGAGCAAATTTTGCGACACACTGTAGAGCAGCATCATTACCAGGAGCAAATATTAATGTAATTCCTGTAAATTATCGAGGAAGAGCGATTAAACTTCCAGGAGTAAGAACTTATGATGTATGGAATACTACATTTTTGAATGATGATGGAGAAATAAGGCATAAATTAATAAGATGGATGAGAACTATGGCGGGAATGATTGATGGAGACCGAGATTATGACTTTGGACCATATGATTCAGAACATTATGTTGATTTAAACGTAAGTCAACTTGGTAAACATGGTGAATCGATGATAACTTATAAATTAAAACAAGCTTGGCCAGTTAACATAAGTGATATTGCATTAGATTGGGGAACCGAAGGATTTCAAGAATTCACTGTAACTTGGAGATATGATTATTTTCTGGAAGAAGCTGACTCTGATAATGTATACCCAGGAATGATAGTTGATGCGGCGCCCGCTGTAACCTCATAAATAGTTAATAACTATAAACACTTTACAGGTTAAGAGCTCGTGGCATTCAATGTAGATGAATTTAGATCAAAAGCGCTAAAATATGGAGGGGCAGCACCCAATCTATTTGAAGTAGAAATTGTGTGGCCTTGGAATACTACTATTAGTTCTAGATATTCCATTAAAACAACTTTTTTACCGGCATCTATATCAACTTCATCAACAGTAAATTATCTTGGTAGAGTTTTTAAATTTGCAGGAGAAAGAACATATCCACAATGGACATGTACTTTTCTTAATGATGAAGATTTTAAATTAAGAAATGCATTAGAAAGATGGACTGATTATATTACTGGACACGTGAAACTTGGAAGAACTAGTACTCCAAAAACAGGTGATGACGAAGCACTAAATTATCAATCTTCGGCTTCATTGACTCAATTTTCAAAGAATGGAAATCCTATAAAACAATATACATTTAGTGGGCTATATCCATTGACATTAACAGATATTCCTGTATCATGGGATACGACAAATGCAGTTGAAGAATTTACAGCAACATTTGAATATCAATATTATACAACCAATTATATAAGTTCTGAGCCGGGCTCGAGAACTTTGAGTAAAGATAATTGGATTGGAAAAGGAACGGCTGTGGAGCAAGACGCAATAGAAAATGATTTTGATTTAACATTGGATGACGATGCATAAAGAAATACATATGAAAAATAAAACAATCAATAGGATATATTATGGCACAATTTAGTTTATTTGGATTTAAGATCGGAAAAAAGGATGAAGAAAAGGAACTATTAGCTTTTGCTAAACCTGATGATCTTGAAGGAACCTTTGACATAGCATCATCGTATGGAATGTCTGCGGGTGGTGCTTATGGTACTTATATTGATATGGAAGGTACTGCCAAAAATGAGGCAGACCTTATTAGCAGATATAGAACGATGGTTTTACAACCAGAGGTCGATATGGCTATAGATGATATTGTAAATGAGGCTATAGTTACTGGAAGAGATGTTCCAGCAATTTCAATTGCGTTACATAATTTAAATGTTACAGAAAAAATCAAAGGCAAAATTTCAGATGAATTTGCAGAGATTATGAGACTTTTAGATTTTAATAATAATGGTTATGATATTTTTAGAAAATGGTATGTTGATGGTAGAATTTATTATCAATGTGTTATTGATCCAGCTGACGCTTCTGCAGGATTACAAGAATTAAGATTTGTTGATCCCCTTAAAATAAGAAAAGTTAGAGAAAGAAAAAAACCAGAACAAAATGTTCCACGAGAAGCTACATTAAAGAAAGACATGTCTGGTGAATATTATGAATATTATTTGTATCAGGATAAACCAATGTCTAATCAACCTAATAAAATGGGCGTTGGAGATTATTCTAAAAAGCAACTGAAGATCGCTCCTGATATGATTGCATATGCTGGTTCTGGTGTTACTAATGCTGGTAGAAAAATGGTCATTTCTCATTTACATAAAGCGATCAAATCATTAAATCAGTTAAGAATGATTGAGGATTCTTTAGTTATTTACAGAATATCGAGAGCACCAGAAAGAAGAATATTTTACATTGATGTTGGTAATTTACCTAAAATGAAAGCAGAACAGTATCTTAGAGATATTATGCAGCGTTATAAGAATAAATTAATTTATGATGCGGATACTGGAGAAGTTAGAGATGATAGAAAAATAATGACAATGTTGGAAGATTACTGGTTGCCTCGTAGAGAAGGTGGTAGAGGTACAGAAATTACAACATTGCCGGGAGGACAAAATCTTGGAGAAATTGATGATATACAATATTTTCAAAGAAAATTATATAAATCATTAAATGTTCCTGTTTCAAGATTAGAAA